GGAGTACATATATGTAGGAAAACGCCAACGTGCGTGGGCAACGTCCCCTTTCTACATGTATAATATTCTAATATATTATTTAATTCCACCCCTCCAATTTTTGTGATTTTCGGAAAATCACGACTAGTTGTACTGACGGGTACAATGAAGATTCAAAACGACCGTGAGAACTTGCAGGAGCAAGCATAATCGGTGAACCGGATTGCGCGAGCAATTAAGGTAACAAAATTCATACTAGTTTTAAACTGTAATGAACAGTGCCACTGACGGGTGACACTACCTTCATTACAAAGTGTGTTACAGCTTTAAGTTATGTGTGGTGCATATATGATATGAGTACTTTGTACATTAATGACCTAGGTGTTTTATCAATTTTAACACTGATAAAGGCCATATTCATATTATTAGTCACATAAATCCATCAATTGTAACGTTGTTATTTATTAATGTTTCATATAAAATTGAGTTATATATTATCATAAAACATAAAAATTATAGAAATGTGTGTACACAATGTTGTGTACGTTGCGAAATTATTCCATGGAAGTGAGTAACATCTGAGAGAATAGCGAGTATTCTCGAGGTTGCACTTCCTGATTCTTGGTCTCGAACATGAACCACCAGGGGTCGTACCCGCATGTTTTGTCACCTTAAGTGGTGGATTTGTTTACAAGTAGTCTCTAGTGGTGTGAGTCTTGTATACAAACGCAGTACGAAAGCCAAACAATTCTTGATATAGAATCATATTAAATTATCTATGAAAACATAGATAGAGTGGTGATGGGCCACTACCAGACATAAGTTAAAGGCGTGTCTGGGGGTTTGTGGGTAGGTGTGAACCTGACACTGAACCACAAAACCTTACTTAGCTCTCACTAATGCATCAAGAAGCTTAATGTCTTGAGGATTTAAATCCGTGATCAACGGTACTTTTAGGGCGTGAATGCCATTTATGGTAGACCGGTTATTTTCATACAACCCTTATAAACTGTATGCCGAGCCCCGGTTAACTAGGCACGAGTTCTATGAGCTTAGGGCCGACCCCATTCTTATACGGTGGTGGTTATGGCGAGATAATGAATTATCTTAGTTAAGGCCTGGTACTGCTCTCATTCATGAATTTGTTTGATTTGAGCGCCAGGATTTAAACCCATGGTCACCATCTGCTGAAGCGGGACTCCTTACCCTCCGGAGTATCCCTGCTAATGATGCCACCGTAAGGCGCATACTGATGGATGTTTACCTGTGTGTAGTGCAATTCGCTGCTACAATAGGTTTACTGTATTCTTTTAGTGTACTAGGCGAGTACACACTTGTGCTGATAGGGTATATGAAGTAGATCCACATGAACCAAATCTGAAGGGATTTGGCTCATCGGATCGGGACATTTATTACTATGTAAAATGTCTCCTTTCGATTTGAGCCCTTGCACCCCAATTGGGTGCACCAACGATAGCGCACGGGATGGTGCGAAGAAAACAGGACGTTATGAAGGTACTATGGAAACTGTAATTGATGAATGTGATGTAGTTGATGCGATCAACTGGAGTGGACCACTAGGGCAACCTGGTGTTCCACTGTGCGAACAACGACCAGAGTTTTACAACATGATGCGCAACGCTTCAATGTATGCGCGAGAATTAATCTTGTTAATTGGCCATGATTTATCAGATAGGAAATTAGGCAAGACACAATTACTCAAACGGAAAAATGCACTTTTGCGTGCATGTGCTGATATCCATTTGGTTGATAGAGTCTTTTATGAATACAATGCTTTTGGGTTAATACCTATTCGAGACCCGGATGCATTATTTGTTGGAAATTGTGTGTTGAGACCTTTCACTGAGAGAGGTGCTCAAGTGTATACGTTTGGTGTCACTGACGGTGCGCTTCTTCTGGAACAGACGAAGATAGCGGACCTCAAAGATTTTGAGTCGTATTGGACGATGGTCTGCACGTATGTGCTTTACGGACCGGACCCAGTACTTGACTCTCACAATGATGTGGTTAGCGTACTTGTAAATCCTGCAGCATTGCAGGTCGACCACTCATTAAGCGGTGTGGATTCTGATGTAGCTACCGTCACATCAAAGATTTCTGAATTACTTAACGATCCGAAGAATGTAGACAAATTAAAGAGTGTTGAGATTGCCTTCTTAACGGCGTCAACACTTACATCGGACGTTTTCTGGAAGAAATTATTGTCTGGATGTCTTTTACTTCTAGAGTTATCTGTTGACGAATCCGTTTTAGGTAAGATGTGGACTGTGATGACCGAGCAATTGTTTGAAGGAGCTAATTTGTCGACGATTGCTGAGATGTTCAGATCACTCAAATTATCTAATACAACAAAGAGTGTTAAACAATTTTTGGCAACATTCCTTATCCCAATTGTTGGAAAGAAGAATATAACAGTTGGTGAAATCGAATTGTTGTCTCTATCCGCTGCTGACAAAGTTCAGGGTGTCGATTTGGCGTCATGTATTATCGATACTGTGAATTATGTAGTGGGTGCAGCGATGTATTTTTCAGAGCACAACTCACTGATTGGTTTTATTGTACCTGTGCCGGAGATTCGTGCTTTTATGGAGAACTATTGGGTCGTATCTGACGAATATGACAGGGTCAAAAAGGGACACAGTGATAAGACATTGGCGGACATGCATGTTGAGCTTACTGAATTGTCAATACATGCCACAGATTTACGGCGTGTGATATCAGATAATAATGGCATCAGACAACTTTCACAATGTACTGGACTCATTGCAACCAAATTGCGTGAGTGCTATGCTTTGATGGTTGAAGGTAATTTCAAGAAGATGCCTTTCTCAATGTACATTTATGGTCCAACGCGTTGTGGGAAGACTACTATAACCAAGATTATTGAGAAACATCTTGCAGATGCATTGGGTGAGCAAATTGCACCTGGCACCAAAGCAACAATAAGTGGTGCGTCGAAATTTATGACTGAGCTTAGACCAACCACTAAATGGGTTGTTATTGATGATGTCGCAAGTGTCAAACCTGAATTTGTTACTGACCCACCAGCAGAGACTTTTCTGCGGTTAGTTAACAATGTTGTGACATCATTGAACCAGGCTGCAGTGGAGCGAAAGGGCGAACCTGCTCCACAACCACATGCTGTTATTTGTACCTCGAATGTGTATGACATGGGCGCGGTGAGCACTCAGTGTGATCCGCGACCCATTCTTGCTAGGTTGCATCTACATGTCGAAATGGACGTGAAGGATGATTGGAAGGATGATCAAGGTTTGTGGGACGCAAAAAGGTTCTATGACGGATATACTAAAGGCGAGTTACCTGATTCGTGGAATTTTACAATACGTCAGATGGTGCCGGAAGATTCACCGGTGTATTGCAAACGAACACTCAACGACGTACCTATGGAAGTCGGCGGTGTGAACTACGCAATGGTTACTTTAGATGATCCTGACTTTGGCTTGTTGGAGCGTGTGGGCATTGATACATTCTTGAATGTAGTCAGGCGTGATGCACTTCGGAATAAAGATTTGCAGAATCAAGCCGCACAAGTCACTAAGACGGAGAAGTTTGAAGACCATTTTTGTAGTGAGTGCAAAAACAGGTATGTTGCTTGTGAGTGTGATAAGCCTATGTGTGAGATGGAAATTGATGACACTGTAGTGGATGAGATTGAGACTCAAACAAAAGAGCGCATTGATCCTCCATGTGCTAAAGATCTGTTGCCGGAACCACCACGCTGCTCTAACTCGGAGCCTGAGGAGTGCATTACACCTCGTGTGGTGAGTGTTGAACCAGCAAACCTCGAAACATCAAGTTTTGGGGAAGCAATGGCGCTTGCGCAAGAGAAGCTTATACTTATGTCGACATCCAAACTTGTGAAGAAGACAAAGAACATTGGTTGGCATGTTGGGAACATAGTCGGTCTCAATATCGACACACAAGTGCTAGTTAATCGCGTGCATATTTTGGTTGATGTGATGCTTAAAACTTTGGCACGTAGCCGTGCTTTGCACTATGCGACATGGGTCATGGGAGAACTTGATGAGAAGACTCTTGGCGCCATCGTTGAAGCAACGCACCAACGAGAGATTGATGAACACAAGTACACGATAGCAGTGTCCAATTTCCTGCGTCGTGTTGGTATCGGCTCTTGTGCGCTAGTGTCTCCAGTGTGTGCAGCACCTTGCGTGCTTGGTGAAGCTGCACATGAAGATGTGTGCGCATGGGTGAGAGCCAAAATGGACGAGTTTGAGAATAAGTTACACCCATTGGCGGACACGAGTAAGACTGATGAACCCATTGACATTAGGGAGAATGTGAACAAGAGACATTGTGTTGGTCCAAATAACAATGTTTTCACACTGCTCTCGAGTATTGTAGGTGCTACGGGCGCGGCACTCCTCAAAACATGTATCGCAGCTGATGTATGCTCTTTGGCGTGTAGTGTTTTGCATGCAACGATATCTTGTTGCGCACCTAGTGGTGTTATTATCGGCAGTGCCATGATGATGTATGCAGTTACCATGTTCTTTAGGGAATTGCATGTCGAGCACGATTTTGCCAAGAAGACAATCATGCTGCAAATACGTGGTGCACGACAGTTGTACAAACAGTACAGAGATGCTGCACCGGTTTTCACAACAGCAGCTGCAATGGGTCTCGGTTTTTCTACAGTGTGGATGCGGTGGTCGAACGCTGTACGATGTGAACCCGCTGCATCCGTTACAAGGGATCCGTTTTATTACCAAAAATGGGTCACTGCACACATGTCACCCCTCGTTCACCAGCCAGATACAGAACTAGTTGGGTCGGTTAAGAACAATGTGGTACATTTGTCATACTACGAGGGTGTAAAAGTGGTTACCACCTGTGCAACGGCCGTATGTACGTCACGGCTATTAGTGTGTCAACATTTCTTACCAACAAAGCCCACTGTGATCTATCTAACAAGATCTCCCACAACATTTGATGGTGGCACAGTACAAAATTCTACGATCAAAATACACTACGAACCTCTCGTGAACGAATATCCGATAGGTTCCACTGAAGTGGTGTTGTTGTGGCTGCGAGAAAGGGTCCAGTTCTCTGACATACAAAATAGGTTTCATAATACAGTATTGCCACATAGCAACCTAGGCACTATGATAACGCGTGATGTCACAGGTGCAATCAATGTTAATGACACACAAGATGTCATAAGTATAGATATTAAACCTGTTGTAAAACATCGGGTTTCAGGCAAGCCATATGACTCGTCACCGGGTGTTCAATTTTCTGGTGACAATAAATATGGCGATTGCGGATCAGCTGTACTTGTGGGTAAGAAGAAATCTGTGTTATATGGAATTTTTATGGGCAAAGTGAATCATGCTGCACATGGCTATGCGCAGTGTATAACGTCTAAGAAACTCAAAGAGGTGATGGACGAGTGTGACGCCGCACATATGCCAGATATGACTGTGCCAAATTTCAACAACCATCTCATCGAGGATCAGACTATAACGTCAAAGTCTAACCTCGCACACTTACCAGAGGGTTACGACAACCATTTTGATTACTTGGGTAAGGTAGGTCATTTTAATCCAGATCGTGATAAGATCGTGCTTACACCGATCAGTTCGTATCTCGAGGAAAAAGGCTATCCTAAAACTTGGTCAACCCCTGTGCCTGGTGCTAACCCTAATATCAAGAGCTATGACTCCTCCATGAAATACATTAAAACTGTTTTGGAGGACACTACAGCACCGGCCACTGACGTGATGATGTGGGCGCGTAGGGATTATTTCAAACCATTCATCGAAAGGTCGAAGATATCAGGCGAAAGATTAAGACCTCTTAATTGGTATGAGTGTGCCAATGGTGTTGAGAATTCAGTGTATATTCATGGCATTGATACCAGTACAGCGATGGGCTTTCCATATGGCGGTAAGAAAACAGCGTATATGCATCAAGATGAAACTGATGCATGGTGGTTTAACGATGACCTTAAGAAAGACTTGGTAAAAGCTGACAAGCAACTGAGAGCTGGTGAGATACCTCCACAAGCTGCCACGGTGACCAACAAAATGGAGCCCAGGCCTGTTGAGAAATCAGCACGGAAAATTGTGAGTGTGAACTGTGTGATGACTGTGTTAACTAAGAAATATTATTGCCCCGTGTTCGATTATGTGTTGCGCAATAGTGATATTAGTGAAAGTGCTGTTGGTATAAACCCTTATTCACCTGAGTGGAATGAGTTGTACGAAAAGATGAGACCCATGTTCTTTGATGGGGTCTTTGCAACCGACGCAGGATCTTTTGATATGCGGATCGCGTCGTTCATGTTAATGACGGTGCTGCTAGGGAATATAGACATTGCCATTGCCATGGGTTATACCTCTGATGATATTCGTGCCATGCATTCCTTGGCGAATTGGATGTTAGCAACTCCAACCATCATAGACGGCGAACTTATCGTGATGTACAATAGGATGATATCCGGGATAATCGGTACTTCAATAATTGATGGGCAGGTGTTGTCTTTGATTCAGAGGTGCTGCTTCCATGAACTTTATCCAAATGTTGACGATTTCCGTGAGGTTGTTTCCATGATTACATTTGGAGATGACAACTTTGATAAGGTGAAATTTCCGTATCACAAATTCAACAGGAAAACACTCGGAGATTATTGTGCTAAACATGGGATGGTACTCACTTCCCCTGACAAGAGTGCAGTTGAGACCAAATGGGACCAAATGAAAGACGTTACGTTCCTCAAACGTTCTTTTAGACATTCATGCGAACATAATAGTGTGGTTGGGCCACTTGATATACCCAGTATTATCAAACCACTGCATATAGGTGTTGAGTCCAAGGCGTTGGATATGAATGAATTGTTGGTTGAACACATGACGCGGGCATTAGTTGAGATGTCGTTTCATAGTAGGCTTGAGTGGTCTCGATTGAGAAAAGTGTTGCTTGATGAGCCGACAGGGAATTTCAAGAAGACTCCAGTGTATAATTGGAGTTATGATGATTTCGTAACAGCATGGAAATTGAAATATTGCTCCAACCACGGCGGTGGTGATTTGAGCAATCTGGGTAATGTTTTTGGACCCAATGTTGTGAGCGTCCAACCTGCATCCTCTGATGCCACGGTGTCGGCAGGCGAAGTCGATAATATAGAGAGCACAACCGAAAACATGCAATCTGGGGCACCTGAACTTGTTGAATCTCGCACAGAAGTGCGCACTGGTGTTATACGTGCACGCACAAGCGAGGAAGTGCAACTCGGAGAGTTTCTTGCCAGACCAATACAGATTATGACCGTGACACTCGCTACAGGCGATGTGGTGTTTGAGAAGGTAAATTTCTGGGCTGAGTTCCTCAAGGAACAAACCATGCGCAACAAACTTGAACATTATAGATATATACGCGCGAAGGTTAAACTCCACTTCTTTTTCAACGTCACACCAAGATTTTATACCAAGTTACTGCTTGCGGTGAATTGGATTGTGCCAACAAATAGTGATAGTTTAGACAGTGGGTTTGATGATTGGTCGACATCAGCAGTTGATGGGCCAGTTGATAATATCCTTGCGTCACAATCATTGTGTACGTATGTTTCCACTGAAGTGAGTAAATCTGAACTGATCGTGCCATTTGTGTATAGGGCTGAGTACATAGACATGATTGACGCCACACCACATTTTGGTAGCACCGCAAATTCACATCTTAAAGGCGAAGCTGGAACGTTGCATGTGAGGTCGATGTGTCCATTGAGGTATGCTGGCGAGCCACCTATAAGTGCAACATGCGACTTGACTGTGATGATGTCCCTGGAAGACGTTGAGTTGCGTGGAACTACGAGCAAAGCGCTTGTGCTTCCAGCGTCGTCTGTGGTACACCGCATTAACGGCATATCAGACAAAATTTTGATCTATGGTACGGTAGCTGCAAATGTGGCCAAGGCAATAGGAGAATTAGCTAGCGTGTTAGGTTTTTCTAGAGTCAACATTGGACACGAGCCTGGCATATATCGAGAGAGAGCGGTGGGTAATACAGCACTAACAGATGTTCCAACCATATCAGCCAAACTTACTGTACACAAAGATCAAGCATTGTTTGTAGGTTATGACCCACTCAAAGAAGGTGGTGTGGGTGATATTGAAACATTAGCATCTATTGCATCAAGACCATCTTATCTCACCAACTTTGTATGGCAAACATCACAGTCACCTGGCACACACTTATTTTCTATTCGCGTGTCACCATATATGATGGCAATACAGGATGGTGCACTACGGCTGACTTCTAGTTGTTTTGCAGCGTTTCCGTTTTCCTATTGGTCTGGGACAGTGACTATCAAGTTCGAAGCAGTTGCGTCTTTCTTACATAGAGGTAGATTGTTGTTTGTGTATGATTCAGGATCTAGTGGTGGATATTCGTTCATCCAAAACAGGTGCGTGGTGCTTGACATCACTGGGGATCATGCTGTAAGTATAAGTGTGACTCCAAACGGGCCCACAACATTTTTACCAGCACCTGATGTCAACGACCCACCTAATCACCAAACAAGTAAATATGGCGAAGATGTTGATTGGGCGTGTGGTACCATATCTGTTTATGTTATGAATAGACTAAGTGCACCGGAAGCTACGCTAGGAACACCAATAAATATGCTTGTATACACTCACATGGAAGACGATGCACAATTTGCAGTACCCAGTGCTAGAATCGGTGGATTAGCATTGGTTGAGCCAGCTTCAGCAATAACAACAAATGAGACATCAGTAATAATAAACAACGATTTTTCGTTTGCAGACGATACGTATGGTATGTATTTTGGTGAGCACATAGTAAGCATAAGATCGCTTTTGCAGAGATTCTCACTGAATATGGTGTTTTACCCAGAGTTGTCCTCATCTACTGTTGGGACACCGTACTTCGTTAATATTATGATGCCCATGCAAGGTATACATCGTGGTCATGTTGGTGACAGGAACCCAGGTGTTTCTATGGTTGATTTTAAGCCGAATACTTTGGCTGGCGCGCCATACAATCGTGCTTATACCACACCACTGCAATATTGGTCATCTGCGTATATAGGTATGAAGGGATCCATTCGGTGGAAGTTTATGGCCCGGGGCACACATGCTGCTGTACCAGGTCGTGGGTACCAAGTTGGTGGGTATTTCATAACTGAGTACCCTGATGCCTATGCTGCATATGGTTCGATCAATTCACTAACAACACTTGATGCACTTTTCGGTGAGGAAATGGAGATGGGTTTTCGTGGTGCTCAATACGAATCCACTGATTCCCCTGTAGAGATTGAAGTGCCTTATTATTGCAATCACAAATTTACGCTATGCCGAACCACGAGGGATGACACCAAGTTGCCAGTTGCATCATATACAGGCACAGGTTTTACTCAGTCAGGCATTAGTTATATTGCAGTACACACGGCAGTTGGCGATGACTTTTCACTATTGGGGTATGTCGGTCCACCTAAGCTTTACACAGTTGGGTTGCTCGGTACACGTTAATGCAATAACATGTGATGTGTGAACAGAAAATAACAAAATAACAAAATATATAAATAAATGACAAAAATGCGTTTAAACACGCGAAACCCGGTGGCGGGTGAGTCCTTAATTCCAAGTGGCAGCCGGAGATTCGAACGGAAACCGTAGTGTACCTGAAAACGCGGTGGAAGTTGTTAACAGATGAGCATCAGTAACTGTCTTCGGACAGCCAAAATGCAAGTTGTCTGATTCGTCAGGCGGCGAAAGGGAAATCGGGACTTCGGTCGCTTTTTCCGGTCACAATAACTGTAACTTGGCGCGACTTAGCGACTACGGTAGCTAACGAGTGGAATGGGA